TGACGACAAAGTTGTTGCGCTAATTTATTAGCTTGGGATATAATCCCCCCAAGAGTACTTCGTTACTTTTTTTGAAATAGTAACGGTACCAGACGACGTACAAACGTCAAGAGCAGAAGAAATAATTCTTTTGTCATGTGTGACTCCTTTTAATAATGTTTTAATCCTCGCGTCTTCGACGGGAGAATTACTTGTTTCGTTGGTTGAAAACCAATCAAACATTGCATCATAATTGTGAGACAACCTTCTTGACGGCTTAGCCACATTACATAGTGACCTCAATTCATAACGTTGAAGATCTTTATTGAATCTTCTATTGAACAGAACCGCATTCGACGGCATATTAGTATAATATGCTATGAATGAAGAGCGTTCTTCGTTTTGAAGAGGCAGGCGTAGTACTATACACGCATAGAGAGACTCATATGCACGGATAGCTGCTTCGCCTATTTCATCACTAAGATGCCTACGCAAATTGTTTGCGAAGGATACAAATGTGTCTAAATCGACGGATTTTAATCGAACGGGATTGATATTCATACCTTTATAAAAATCACCACCACAAGATTCTTGAAAGAATCCACGGTATAGACTTTTATCACGGTTAACTATCAATCCGTAAGTTTCGAGTAAATCCATCACTGCGATCGCGGTTTCCCGCGGCACAATGATGTCGTCGCCGTAAACCCACACTTCAGTGGTGACCTGATAACATATAGCGAAGAAAAGAATAGCTTCGATAGGAAAGCATAAAGCTGACCCCATTGGAGCGAATTTCTTTAATTCAACTATAGAACCATCAGGTAGAGATGCTTTTGACGACCTAGTCGCCTCGAGCACCTCGTACCACTCAGGGGAAACTAATCGTTTGATTAGCTCCCAAGAGACCAAATCTGAGGCGTCCTTCATATCAATAGTTGCGTATTTACGAGTTATTGAAGACTCGTAAGCCAATCTCTGATTGATCGTTTGATCAGTGAAATTGATTCGCCCTTTGAAAGGTGAATAACATTCGATATGTTCGTATATCTTATGCATTAGACCCTGTTGAATGAACATACGTTCATGGGGTTCCATGCAGATTATACGGGGACCACGTGCATCTTTAGGAACTAAAGTTACACGAGAGGTTGGTTCAACCGATAAGAAAGCATTTTCATCAGAGTGTGCCTTGGCATGTTCATAACTTTGAAAAAAGTATGTAACAGGGAACGTTTCCATCAAAGATGGTATATAACGTCGAACCTGTCTCTTTTGAATATTACTGATCTTATCGGCAGTGGCTCCAGAACTATGACGAGGTCTGATATCCAAAGGATTATCAGGTAAACATTGATTAAATATTGTCTTTAATGGACTAATATCAATGTCAGAGAAGTCGGTTTTCACCGACTCGTCTAAAACCTTGAATTTGTCGTATGCTAACAGTTCTTGTTCCTTGGTAAAAGGAAATTCGAATTTGTAAAACATAAAACATAACGTTCTGAATTCTTTAAGTGCGTGAACATCAAACTCAAATCTGAGATGACCGTCATCGGTAAAAAAAGTATAAAAATACTCGTTTAGAAAAACAGGTAAAACTGTTTTGTGTCTAAATTTTACGATGCCGGGCTCAAGATCGAGGAATCCGTTTTCGAGAGCTTTATCGACGGCTTTTCCTAATAAAGGAAGAGTTTGCGTTAAGAAAACTTTCGGGTTATAATCAACATACTTGTTAAAAGATATGATTGATTGTGGCTTAATAAATTGGAGTTGTTTAGCAACCGCCACCCATATGAGGGCGAGGCTTTTCGAAGAGTCCATTGAACATCCTTTCCTAACCTACGAGGAGCAAACACCATACACACAATGTAAACGTAGCATTCAAAAATAGAAATATTATAAGAATGTACGTTATATAACAAACCGGAATAAAATCTGAGATTTTATTCGTGATACTGAGAAGTATCGCCAAGTTTCAATTACGATTCTTGGTTAAGCAACTTAGCCACATTAGCTGGAACGTTGATAAATTCAACGAGTTCAGTTATAAATGCAGCGATATCTGCTTCGGTAGTCGTACGGCCACTAAAAGGGTTATACGACAGCTTAAACATTACTTTTAAAGAATCGTTCGCGATTGATGTTCCACTATTAATAGTGACGACATCTTCAAGAATGATCACTGAATTACGACGACCCGACTTTACGTTCTCATGAGAGATCGTAATAGTACGTGGCTCTGCTACAGGTTGGGAAGCATCGCTTCTTAATGAACTAGCAGTTCGTTGTGAAGTCAGTGAATAAGTTTTTGTATTAAGTGTTATGTCAGGTGTGAACATGGTATTTTCCTCGTTGGTTTGTTGACTAAAGTGACGAAGTCACCTCAATTTTTGATGAATCAAAGCAGCGCCTAATGAATACCTATATAAGGAAAAATCAGGTTGCCACTTTAAAGGTCCATAAGTCTCACCATCTAAAAAGGTAGGACTTAGATACTTACGAGCAAAATAATTATAATCATACTCGTTTACAGCTAATAAAGTTCGGGGTTTAACCCGATCATTCGTTAGCAAGTGAACATGTGCTTTAATTTTTACAGTGTGTTTAACACTGTAACCCATTTGCTCAATGTTCGTCCGTAGAATTGGGTCCGCAGCTTCGAAACGATCGATGAGATCGCCGATGTTGAGAAACCAATCTACGACAAACGACCATGGTAGGAGCTGCCAAGCAGCCCCTAACAGTCTATTTGTACCGAACACAGAACGCCAAAGATCATCAATTAGATCCTGGTTTAGTTCCTGTGCACGAAAATAGATGTGACCTCGTGCGATAAACTCTTCCGAGTAATCATACGAGTTCTCATAGGACCAAGTAATTGGTCCTTTGGTCGTTAAACCATATCGATAAGTATCAGTATAAGTGCCTTTTTGAGACACTTTGTCGATAACGATATGCTTATTTAGTGTACGACCACTTGCAGCTAACTTTTGCCATTTATTAATGGCTTTAGGTAGTTTTCTAATAAGTTCAACAATAGTTGAAATATCAGATGCAAAAGGTAATGCACCGAATGAGACTCCTAAGTATTTATCGGAGATCTCGCGGTCATCAAGGTGTTTAATCTTGAAGAGACCGATTAGATTCCTGACGTCTTTAAGCTCACCAATAAAAGCAACGATATTAATATCGCGCATATTGAGGAGACTAGCGTCATTCATCATTCCTTTCATTTTAACTTTAACGTCTGTTAAAGGTGGCATATAAAGAGATCTATATAAGATCTTCTTATTACCCAGAAAAGTGTGAGGTGTGCGCCAATACCCTGCGTATAGCGTCGCCGGTGGCGACACTAAGCGTGCTCCACTATAAGTGGAGCCTAGTGGGAAATCGGTACAAATAACCGGCTCATAAATAGTTGCCTTACTACTGAATTTGTAGTGAGTAACCTCTTTATAAGGCGGGGAACCAATTGAGAGTTGAGGCCTGGATATAGATCCAGGCATTTCAACCCACATTAATTTATCCGATCCATTAAAAGTGGAATTGGAAGTGGCACTCGCTTTGAGTACCGTAGGATTACCCGCAGGAAAGTTGACACGAACTCCAGTACTAGATACATCATAGTATCCGTATGGATGTTCCATTAAAATGGAACCGTATGTCTCTTGCTTGCGATATCTTTGCTTTAAAGCCAAGAAATACTCCTTAAATTAATTTTGGATGTGCGAAAGCACGAACATACCTGTAAAGGT